AGTACCATACGAACCGCTACACCGCAGATGTGCATCCAGTCGGCCAGCTCCTTGTCGAGAGTGTCTTTACTCTCAGATCGCATGTACTCGTTGAGCGTGTTCACACTGGCGGAAATATCATCTTCTCCACCGTTGGACACATAGCGGATTGGGCCATCCAGGAGGTAAGCAGACTTGAAGACCACGATTTCGTTCGCCCGGTTAATCATCACCTTGTTGTTGATCTCCGGGCGGACGATTTTATCTTTTAAGCGGATGTCCTGTTTTCCTTTGTAATAGTCATACAAATAGGACATTTCCGCCCTGTTGATGCGATGCACGGCCAGTGCCTTGCCCAGCACCTCCACCACGTTTTCCGGGGTGACTCTCTTTTTCGCGGTGTAGATTTTACGCCGACCCGTCAAACCATTGACCGGCCACTCAGATATAGCTCGAACAGTATCGTTTTCAGTCACCTTGTCACCTCCAGACAAACAAAAATGCCGACCAACTACCGAGGATTTCTCGGTAACTGATCGGCACTTGGCACGCTTCGTCCAGGCATTGCCCGGAGGCACTTGGCACTAAACTATATATTTTCAGGCGCTCTTTTCGCCTTTCAATTCGATTTTGATGTTCTTCTTGCAAGCCTTACAGTATGGGTAAACAACACCAACTGCCTTGCTATCCACCTGCATCAAAAGCCGCCCTTTTCCATGATTGATGCCAGCAGCGGCACAGACCGGACAATAAATGTCAATCTTCATTCAGTTGGGCGACTCCTTTCTAATTCTGGTGGACCATCTTGGAATCGAACCAAGACCAAGCCCTTATGAGGGGCCCGCCCGACCATCGGGCCAATGGTCCAGATATACCCCTTTCGGGGTATGTTGTGAGTTTTTCGGCTTTGCTCACTTGCCTTTCGCCAAGAAACTCTGTCAGGACTTGCGCCCTGGCACGGGTGGAAGGCTCTGTTCCCCCAACCTCCGGATTTGGAATCCGACGCTCTCCATTGAGCTACACCCGTATATTGTTTGAGCGGGTGAGGATTTGCACCTCACAGCGTGGTTCCATAGGGCGTGTTTACCTAACCACCAGGCCCCCCGGACTTCCACCGAGTGTATCCCCCTACCAGTCAGCGTCTACCTTATTCCGCCACCGCTCAATGGTGCCACCGCCCGCCTCATGCGGCGAGGAGAGGCATATATGCGCTTCCCGCTTAGATTGTCACACCGTATTGGGAGGCCCGTGCACAGGCAAACACGGCAGTTTTCAGCAGGATAGCGCTGGTAGCTATCGCCCTACACAAGCGTCCGGCTTCCACGGATGGGAGCGACCCAATATAGCAGGTGGACTGAGTTGCACAGCCTGGGAGCTACCCTGCTTCTGGCCCCTGCATGTTGGCGGATTCCGTCTCTACACGCTCCGCCGGGCGCAGCCGCTTTACAAGTGTCGGCACACTCAGTGGCCGTCATAGTGCCACCGCTTCCGCCTCCATGACAGGCGGGTGCCCTTTACCCTTCTCCGGTGCATAATTAGGCACTGTAAGCCTCCGGTATAGTGTCTTTCCACAGTCAGCCTCGTGTACTTTGAGACAGCTTACTTTGCCGCATGGAGGGGGCGACCCTCCGGCCCGGATTCTTGGGCTGATTCACTCGTGCGGCATATATTTCACACAGTAGGGGCAGCGACACTATCGCCGCCACCCCATCCGTGTGAAGGAGGTGAGAAAAAAGATGGTGGACAGGTGGTAGGAATCTACCTACCAGTTTTATTATATCACAATATATAGTGCTTATCAATAGTTTATGCGCAATATTTTGTATTTTAAAACGGACACCGGAATACCTCCACCTTGTTTCCTTCAAGTTGTTGGGCATACTCAGCAAACATTGCCCAAGTATCAAAAGCGTCATTTCGTATATGTCTTTTTGCTTGCCCCACGTCCAACAGATGGTGTGTTTAGTGCGCGTTCTTCTGACCATCCGAATTGCTTTATTCGGCTTCTTACCGTCCCATAATTCATACCCTTTTCTTTGCATTTTTTCCTGAGAGAATTTTCTTGTTGTGATGGCTCCATAATAGCACGTTCGACATCCCACCCCAAAGAATATATGCGATTATGAACAGTGTCATAGCAAACGCCCATTTTCTCGCATAATTTTTTAAGTTGAATTTTTTCTCCTTGATAAACAACCCATTTTGTATCTCTCTTATTTCCGTTCTGTTCTTTATATGTTATCCACCTGCAATTTTCTGGGCAATAATCCCCGTTTACGTCTATCCTATCAAGCGTGAGTTGATCTGAATACCCATTATCTATTGACCATTGCGCAAAATTATCAAATCCATGCGCTTTATCCATCCATTCTCTTGAAACTGAAATCCCTCTCCCACCATAATCTTCGTATCTTGGTGTTTTAGGATCATAGCATCTTCGTTTCATCCAGTGATATATCCTATGTAATCTTGGATAATCTTTAACTAAATGATTATATTTGGTTGCACGGGATTTACACACCTCGTCGTGATAACACCCACACGACTTTGTTTTTCCTAATTTTACATCTTGCGGCGATACTACCTTTTTATTTCCACAGTCGCACTTGCACACCCAATTCCATCCTCTACTTGGCTCCTTTTTCTTCTCAAATCCGATGACAGTCAATCTCCCAAATTTTTGACCAATCCATTTTTTGTCGTTGTTCTTTTCCACTGCACTCACCTCACATATATTGTACCACATTCCTCTCGTATTACAAATATTTATATATTTATTATGGATTGTATGTGATGTTAAAACGGACGCTTAAACACTTCGGCTTTCCCCCAAGTTAAGTTGCGAATTTCATTTTCAAGAAGGCTTAATCCGTCAGGGCTGTCGTCGTGTTTTACCTTGCCTGTTCTCGTATATGTCACCAGCTCACGCATCATCTGTCCGTATTGATCGGACGGTTTATATAGAGACTTATCCTTGAAGTAGAAGTGCTTCAAAATTCCGTCAGAGGCCATTTCAATGCGTGTCTGTTTGTTGCTGATAGTACGCCGTGTTCTTATGCTCACTCGACCGCCCACTTTTTTGACCAGTTCTTCAACGTCACGGGCAAAGTAAGTTCCTGCGTTGTTGCTCTCAAAGGTGGCAACCGAAACCTTGTGCTCTACCAGCTTCTTAGCACACTGTGGCTTTGTGACTTCCGGGGTGCTGTTGTCAAACACACAATCTTCAATAAATACATCTTCACCGTAGATGTACGCAATCGGCATCATAACGCTATCTCCGCCTCCTTCAGCCGTATCGCATACAGAGATAATGGCATCCGGCTCTTGATCTACCGGCAACTCAAAATATCTGTTCAGTTCATTTTCCGGGAATAGCAGGCCTTTTGCCTCAAACGGCTCCTGTTGAAACTGACTGGCCCACTGAACAGGTGTCACCAGTTCACGCTCATGCCGGTAATATTCCGTCGTAAACGCTGGTTTCCCATTCAAGATAATCTCAAAATTGCTTTCATCGGTAACTGGGTCAAGAGCCGGAATTTCAACAACCTTTGTGCGCCACCCCATTGTAGGTGCAATTTCCTGTAAGCGGCCCAAGGGGTCATACAGACTGTACCGTGTGCCCTGCGCTACAATCGGGCACCCTTCCAAACGACGGCCCAGCAAATCGCCGCGCACTTTATCCCACAAAGTGTCAAGGCGGTTTCTGTTGTTCGCCTCCAGCTCGTCAGACACAAGGTCATCCAGGTACATTACACCTTCTGGTGTAGACTCTGTAGAACCGGTTAGAGCACCGTCGATACTCCGGCAAGTGATTGTGGCAAACCGCTTTTTCTTTTCGAGGTGGATGGTCTTTTCGTCCGCGTTGGTAGCCGCAAGCCTCGCTTTCGGGAACACATCGTAGTACAGATACTCCTCCGGCTTTTGCAGAATATCCAGGCATCCAGTGTAAAACGATTTTACCAGATCATTGCCCGCACCGGAACAGATAGAAGAACCTCCAGGATGTTGTCCTGCGCGGAACAAAACAAACATCAATCCGAGCGTGGTCTTACCAGTTCTCTTAGGCTGGCTGACTGTCAGCAAGTCTAACGCTCCATCCGCTACTTGCTGAAACGCATTTACGATGGAGAGAAGAACCTTTCTGCGTGGCAAATAAAACCGCTTGTCATTTGGCCTATTCCACTCAATATAACGAAGAAAACAGTCAAAATCATACGGGGCATCAAACAGCAGACTCCGCTTGTTTAGCTCGAACATGCGGAGGCTTTTTTGTTCTGCGGCGAATTTTGCAGACAGCCGCCGCACCTCCTTGTTCCGCTCGTGTGCCAGCGAAAAATCTTCCGGCTCCAACAGCCTAATTGAATCAAACGCATCAGATAGCGCAGACGGGTCGGACAAATCTCTCTGAAATGCCCTCACTACTAACTCTCGAATTTCCACGAAAAAAGTGCCTCCTATCCCGTAAGATAAAAGGCACTTGGCACTGTTCGCTCCATCTGGAGAGGCACTTGGCACTACAATTATTCAATCTTCCGCCGGTTCTGGGTACGGCATCCAGTGAGTTACCTCCCCATCTACGTCGCTCCACACGTTATCCCAGCTATTTGATAGATATTCCCATTTCACGCCGTTGTATCGGGCATCCGCCCACACGAACTTTCCATCAGCGTCACTAAACATCAGCGTCACCATCACCGGCTCCATATCCGGCGGCATCCTATCAGTGCATTTGATCCAGTCCATCTTTATCACCCTTTTTGTTTTACACAGGATTTTTCACTTTACAACATCCACTGCGCCCTTCAGCATATT